GCAGAAAAGTATGATGAAGAAAACTGGCGTAAGCTAGATAATCTTCAGAAACGGTATACAGGAGCAGCTCTTCGACATTTGTTTGCACACATGGACGGAGAGAGGCTAGACCCTGAAACAAATTTATCACACATAGCACACGCTTTGTGTTGCTTATTATTTAAACTGGAGATTGAGATTGAAGAGACTGAGAAAAAAGGATTACGAGGATTTGACGGATGCGAATATAGCACGAGTACTAAAAGGGATGCATACGCAGGACTCACCGATTACGAAGAAGGAAGCATGCTCGATTTTGAAAATATCATATAATCCAGCAAGACTGGACAAGATAATTGAGGAATATAATGAGAAAATTGAATATAGAAAGAGACGAAGAGCACAAAAACGTGGACGGCCTGCAACTAACGATGAAATATCCGATGCAGTACGAGCTTACCTTCGCGGAGAACCAATTACAGATGTTGCAGCATCCCTATATCGAAGTGTGCCCTTCGTGCGGAGCCTTATCGATGGAGTCGGAGTCCCGCAGAAAGGAAAAAATGAAGATGAACGAGCTTCCGTTTATTTTCTTCCAGAGCAATCCGTCTCAACTGAGTTTGAATCTGGCGATTTAGTTTGGTCAGCAACAAAACACTCGCCTGCAACTATTCTTAACGAAGATACAAAAATGGATTATGAGAAAAAATATAGTAGTAAATGTTATACTATATTTGTACATGAAACAAGTGAAGACTATGAACATCTTGGAGCTGGATACTATGCGTCTGAACTTGCATACGACCTCGGAAGTTTAAAACATTTGCAACAATATAATATAGATTTGAAAAATATTTCTTGACAAATTTGTTAAAAATTCGCTATAATATACATTCAGAAATCGGAGAAATCAAATGAAAAAAACTATTTTTTTCTTCCTCACACTCCTCGTTGAGTGTTCCCCCGCACCTGCTACTCTAATACTTGTGCTGTAGATGGGAGACCGATTTTACCAACAGCAACTAGATTATCTGGGCGACTGTCCAGGAAATCCTAACCCAATAAAAAGGAGGACACGAAAAGTGCCTTGGACAGACGAAAGTAAAGCAGAAGCCGTTGAAAGTTATGAAATGGCAAATCCTACTCCAGAAACTTCTATGGAGATTGTAAAACAAATCGCGGACGATATGGGTGAATCTCCCAACGGGGTTCGTATGATTCTAACAAAAGCAGGAGTTTATGTGAAAAAGACTCCTGCAAAGAGCAATGGTGGCGCTGGAAGTACTTCTACACGCGTATCCAAAGCTGCTGCAGTTGAAGACCTTACTGCTGCAATCACCGACATGGGTGGCGCAGTCGACGAAGATATTGTCGGAAAACTTACTGGGAAAGCTGCAATGTATTTTGCAGGACTACTTAGAAGTAACTAAATAATAGGTGAAAGTCCTCGGCAAAAGTTCCTGCCGAGGCAATTTAGTCTCTTAGAGAACGTAATGATTATTACACAACTACTAAGGACTAATCGTGACAAAAGAAGAATTAGCCAAACTTGTAAATGAGTATGGTGATGCGATCATAACATATCGCAGTGAAAAAAGTAAGAAATTAAAATATAATGTTTGTACATTAGATTTTTCTACTCCGTATATTCAGCAAAAGAAAACCAGAACAAAGGAAAATAGTGATACTTTGTTACTGTTTTGCTGGGATACGGATTCTTATCGTCTACTCAAACCTAAGAACATTACAACAGTTGTACCTCTTTCTTCTGTGCTTAAAAATGATAGAGGTGTGTAATGGAACTTCACACCGCACCAGAGGTATACTCTAGAGTTATTCACTATGATTCTATTAAAGAAAAACAAATACGACTTACAGTTAGTACGTTTCGAGAAGTAGAATACATATCACTTCGAGAGTACTATCTTGACTTTGATGAAGAGTGGAAGCCTACACCAAAAGGAGTATCTATGCCAATAGACTTTGAAAATTCAAGAGAAATGTTTTCAGGTCTAATAGAAATACTATCTTTAGCAGAAAGCAAAGCTGTAATCGAAGAGCACTTCTCTGATCTTATTCAGGATCTCTATAAATAGTTCTTGACAAACAAGTTAAAATTTCGTATAATACTCTTATAAAATTAAAAAAGGTAGATATGAAAAATTTTCTTGAACACGCATCTCGTAAATATTATGAAGGCAATCCTATTATCTCAGACGAAGAGTTTGATTTCTTGGCAAAAGAACATAACTTTACCTCTGTTGGTTATAGTGTAACTGATGCGTATCCTCATGCATATCGTATGTATTCTCTACAAAAATATAGTCCCACAGACGCACCCTCTAATAAAACAGGTTGGATAAAAACTGTAAAGCTAGATGGTGCGGCTATTTCAATGACCTTCCGAAATGAAAAGTTACTGTCTGTATTGACTCGTGGAGATGGAATTGAAGGTAGAGATGTTACACATCTTTTTCTTGGAGGTAGCAATGAATACAATATGTTTTCTGATGGTTTCTATCAGATTACAGGTGAACTCGTTGCTCCCAAAACAATAAAGAATGCAAGAAACTACGCTGCGGGTGCGCTTGGTCTCAAAGACCAACATGAATATTGGAATAGAAAACTAACATTTTTTCCATATGATGTACAAAGTCCAGATCTAAAACATTGTAAGTTCTGGACTGATCGCCTCGATTGGTTAGTACGTCTTGGATTTAATGATATACGAGAAGAAGGTCTTGAAGATACTTACCCAACTGATGGCGAAGTATGGAGAATCAACAGTCTTCGAGACTATGATAAGCTCGGACATACTTCTCACCATCCACGGGGTTCTTTTGCAGTCAAAGAAGCACAAAAGCCTGTAGTTACAACTCTACGAAAAGTAGAGTGGCAACTTGGTAAATCAGGAGTTGTGAGTCCTGTCGGTCACTTCGATCCAATACAAATTGGTCACGCAATCATCAGTAAAGCAACTCTGCACAATATGGAGTACATTCGAAATTTAGGACTTGAACTTGAGTGTAAAATTGGAGTGATACGTAGTGGAGAAATTATACCTAGAATTGTTGGTAGGTATGACGGGTGAAAAAATAATTCTTGACACAGAAGGTGAAAGTCTGTATAATATGGTATACACAATCGGAGAAAGAAGAATGGAATACGTAATCTATCCACCAAATGAGTGTCCTTGTTGTGACAGTATTTTGGAGGACAGAAACGGCATACTCTATTGTGTAAACAACAACTGTGTGGAACAACAACTAAAATTAATTGAAAACTTCGGTTCTAAAATGAAGATAAAAGGACTTGGTCCTTCCACAATACGTAAACTAGGTATCACTCAAATACATGAATTGTACGAGTTGACATTAGAAGAAATCATAGAACTATTAGAATCAGAAAAACTTGCAACTAAACTATTCGAGGAGATAACTAAATCCCATGACGCACCTTTTAACCTCTTACTCCCAGCATTGGGCATCCCCCTTATTGGCAATTCCGTCACCAACAAGCTTGCTTGTGTGTGCGATACTCTTGCTGATATTAGCGTGGAGCGATGTAATCTAGCAGAGATTGGGCCAAAGACAAGAGAGTCATTACTTACTTGGAAGAATAGTTTTGATTCTAGTTTATTTCCACAAAGTATGAAATTTACAAAACCACAACAAACTTCAGCCAAAGGTATCGTTTGTATCACTGGAAAGTTGAGCAGCTATAAATCAAAAGCCGAGGCAACTAAGGTGCTAAACGATAGTGGTTACGAAGTAAAAACCACTGTAACAAAAGATGTAACGATTCTAGTTAATGAGAGTGGCATAGAATCTGCGAAAGTTAAAAAAGCTCGCACATCAGGAGTTACAATTATAACTAACCTCTCAGAAATCATTGGAGATTAAATATGGCTACTTTACCTAAGTGGACCGATGAGCGAACCGACTCGCTGACTAACTTTGTCGGAGATGAGACTCCTGTCTCACAAGGAACTGTAGCAGAAGCAGCTACAGAGTTAGAAACAACTACTCGTTCTATTTCGAGCAAGTTGAGAAAAATGGGATACGATGTTGAGCTTGCGTCTGCAACTTCTACTCGATCTTTCACACCTGAGCAAGAAGCAATTCTTGAAGCTTTCGTAACAGAAAACTCAGGCACTTACACTTATGCAGAAATTTCTGAGCATTATCAAGATGGTGCTTTCTCTGCAAAGTCAATACAAGGTAAAATCCTTTCTATGGAGTTAACTGACCATGTCAAGCCAGCTCCAGTAAAAGAGTCAGTAAAAACTTACTCTGCTGAAGAAGAATCAACCTTCGTTTCAATGGTAAATGATGGAGCATTTGTAGAAGCTATTGCTGATGCAATGGGACGTTCTGTAAATTCAGTACGTGGAAAAGCTCTTAGCCTTCTTCGTTCTGGCGACATTGACGCCATTCCAAGACAAGAGCACACCAAGACTAATGGTTCAGCAGATCCATTCGCAGGTCTTGAGGTTGCTGGCATGACTGTAGAAGCTATCGCTGAAGAGATTGGCAAGACTCCAAGAGGTGTCAAGACAATGTTAACTCGACGTGGAATCTCTGCTGTTGACTATGATGGAGCTTCTAAAGCTGCAAAAGCGGGATAATGACCGTTGTCCATCAATCATGAAAGTGCTCTAATAAAACAAGTCCTCATGCACCAAGATTTTCAAACTTGGAGCATGACGGACAAGTTTTTATTAGGTTCAGAGTACCATAGCCTTTATGATGCGATTGACAAACATTGTGTAAAATACCACAAACTTCCTACTATAGAAGAACTGAAGTATGAAATTCAGGACGGCAAGACTCTTGAACGTCTATTTTTTATAGATACAGTCGATACTGACGTAGAAGCACCTCTAATACTTGATTATGTAAAGACTCGATATGTGCATGACCAGTTGTTAGGTAATATGTATAACTATGCTGATACATCAATGTTGCATGAAGATGCAAAGGAAGCGATTGAGAAGTTCTATGAGATTGGTAGAGAAGTAGAAACTAAAATTGATTTACAAGACCCTACTGAGAGTATGCAAAAGATTACTCTACACGAGACAGATGATGACATCAGTAAGTATGTTCCTCTCGGTCTCAATGCAGAGTACGACAGACATATTCAATTCTCTCCTCTTGATCTAATAATGGTCGGAGGAAAGAGAGGTGCTGGTAAGTCAATTGTTTCATGTAATATTGCAACTACTGTATACGAGTCAGGTAAGTCTGCAATCTATTTTACAATTGAGATGGATAGTCGATCTATCATACAACGGTGCTGTTCTATAGCAACAGGAGTACCGTACTCACGCCTGCGCACTAAAAATATTGATAATCTTGAGTGGGAAAGAGTTGCAACGTGGTGGGCGAATAGATTCTTAGATTCGCAAGACGCTTTGCAACGCTACAAGAAAGAGCGAAGTTTTGATAAGTTTCACGATGAAGTATCAAAGCTAGACTTGAAAGTAGGTAATCAACTTGATGTTGTTTATGACCCAGTTCTTACAATACCAAAAATTCAAGCAGAGCTTGATAAAAAGATAAAGGAAGATGGCAACGTAGGCATAGTTGTTGTTGACTATATCAATCAGGTACGAAGAGGAACTGGGCCTTCTCGCGCGGGTCAATATGATTGGACAGAACAAATAGAAGTAAGTAAAGCATTAAAATCTATGGCACAAGAATATAAAACTACTGTATTCTCTCCGTATCAAACAGATGCAACAGGAGAAGCTAGATTTGCAAAAGGAATACTCGATGCCGCAGATGCCGCTTACACAATCAATGCATGGACACAGGAAGATGCATGCTTTACTTTAGATTGTGTCAAGATGAGGTCTGCTGCTGAGCGTTCCTTTACCTCTAGCATGGACTGGGAAACTCTAAAGATTGGACCAGCAACTGTGTTGAACCCCAAAGAGGTAGAAGCAGGGCAGAGCGATGAAAGTATCTATGATGTCTAAAAATAGTTCTTGACATCTTCATAATAATTTAGTATAATACTCTATGAAAACTTGAAAAGTAAGGATAGTTTAAATGATTATACAAGGTAGTATGAACTACACAACGAGTGGAAGAAAAGTGAAAAGAGCATGGCAAACAAGACGAAGACAAATATGGAATTGGCAGACAACAATGAAGCCTGCCTACAGAGAAACAGAGGACAAGTACCCGTCAGCTCCTCTTGGGGAGCCAAGAGAAGATGAGACCGCTAAAAAAGATACGACATATGCTTCATCGAGTATATATACAGTGGCTCCTGCTTACAACAAGGGTGCATATCAAGTTATTGGAAAAGAAAATATTAAAGACATTGGCAGATGAACGTAGAAGATTTATTGACAGAGAAGAACATATATTTTCTCGCGAAAGGTAAAGACTATGTTATACAATGTCTCAATCCAGAGCATGATGATAGCAATCCATCAATGAGAGTACATCGAATTGATGGTCGCTTTCATTGTTTTTCTTGTGGACACAGAGGTAATATATTTACACATTTTGGAGAAAAACCAGACCAGCTACAACTACGCAGAGAGAAACTTAAGACGTTACTTAAACAGAAGATGGCGGAACGTATGGGTCTGGTTTTACCAAAAAATATTGAGCCGTATGAAGGTGAATGGCGAAATATCAAAAGTTCAACCTATAAAAAGTTTGAAGCATTTTTACATGCCGATAAAGATTTTATATCACGAATTAACTTTCCTATTCGAGACATAACAGGAAAGATTGTTGCATTTAATGGAAGGCATACCAGTACTGGAATACCTAAATATTTAATCTCACCTCCAGGAGCAAAGATGCCCCTGTTTCCAATGAATGCAAAACCGATTAATAGCTCATTAGTATTAGTAGAAGGCATCTTTGATATGCTAAATCTATACGATAAGAATATCACAAATGCCGTTTGCTGTTTTGGAGTATCAAACGTAACGGTAGAAAAATTAGCTCTGTTTAAGATATCGGGAGTAAATCATATTGATATATTCTTTGATAGTGATGCCGCTGGACAGAATGGAGCTAAAAAAGTACAAGAACTGTGTGAAAGTACTGGACTTTCAGCTAGGATACTAACTCTAAAGAATACAGATAAGGATCCTGGAGCACTTACCGAAACTCAAGTTCATAAACTGAGGAGACAACTATATGCCTAACGTCGCATTAGTAGAGACGAAAAGAAGTCAAACTGACTATAAAAATTTATTTGAAAACAAAGTTGATTTTGATGTCTTTCAACTATGTTCTGATCCAAAGATCAAAAAAGTATTAAAAAGAGATGTCGATATTGAAATGAATCCAGACGAATATGACTGGGTCATACTTGTAGGCAGTGATGCCACAAAATACTATACCAAGATAACATCAGTAACACAGTATACTGGAAAGGTATTAGACGGTAAGTTTTTACCTGTAATAAATCCTTCGATGCTTGCATTCAAACCAGAAGCAAAACCTGCGTGGGAAGAGTCAAAAA